CAGATTAGACACTATGGCAGAACTGATCAAACGTGTCAATGAAACTGGTAATACACTTGTGCTAGTTGATCGTATTGCCGCTGGGCAAGGCATCATAGAGCGGCTAGGCGATGGTGCTGTGATGGTATCGGGTGCAACCAAAGCAAAGGCAAGACAAGATGAATACGACGAAGTGGCCGATGCAACAGGCAAGATCATTGTGGCCACCTATGGTGTGGCTGCGGTGGGTATCAATATACCTAGGATATTCAATTTGGTTCTTGTGGAACCTGGCAAGAGTTTTGTGCGAGTAATACAAAGCATAGGACGTGGTATCCGCAAGGCCGAAGACAAAGACCATGTACAGATCTGGGACGTGACATCGACTTGTAGATTTGCCAAACGTCATCTTACCAAACGCAAGACCTTTTACCGGGAAGCCAACTATCCATTTACTCAAGAAAAACTAGAGTGGAAATAGTATGATAGAAATTGATTTTATAGGAGGATTGCATGGTAATTTTCTATGTTATGCAATAAACACCTTGGCCGATGATGAAACAAGAAATATAAATCCATTTACAACTTTTAGTACTTCTCACAGGCCGTATGTTAAAAAAATTGCCAATTGCGGGCATTACAGCGCACATCCAGATCAATTTCAACTAACTTCTAACCAAGTCATTTCAATAACAGCCAACTCTGATGATTGTTTGCTAATAAATTTACTAAATTACAGCAGAGCCGGCGATTTTAATTTTGATTTAAAAAACTTTCATATCAACTTTTATGATCAACTAAAAAATACAAGCTTCCGTCATACTATAGAGCACATTAACCAGGCATACAATATTGATATTGCAAAAACAAATACTGTCAGTCGCGGACTACTAAGAGAGTATTATCATTTTAATTTTAAAAATTATAATGAAAACAATATAATACAATTAATTAACAAGCAAAAATACGATTTTGATGTGTTTGAATTTGATTTTACTGAACTATACAATCTTACATCCTTTTTGAAACTAATGAACAACATTATTGATTATTTTAAGTTGGACTATACACTTGATGTGGATTGGTATACAGGTCTCTGGTATCGATTTATTACACCAATTGATGCAATTCATCAAAACAATCAAGCACATCAAATATTAACTTTGATAGTTGATAAAAAATCAGAACCAATTGACTTTAATCTTTTGCAGGAAGCCTGGCTAAATGCTAGATTATCAAACTTGTATGGCAAAGAGATGCCATTTCACCAAGAACAATATTTTCAAAATACTACAGAAATTATAGAATATCTTAATATTTAGGAAATTAATTTTAGAAGGTTGCACCTACATCAAAAATCTGCTATAATAAATTTATGCGTATACTTACATTAGATAACACACCATTTGAATTAGATCATCTCCCCGAGGAAGTCGACGACATGCGATTTGCTATTTTTGATAATAGCGACCCCAAAGAACCTGACTACTACTACATACCCTTGATTTTTTTAGAAAGTTTTACAGCACCGGCCTTGGTCCTGCGCATAGGAGAACACCGGATCAAAATGCCTGTAGATTGGCAGATCCTGATTGGCGAACCTGATCTGGGCGATTTAGAAATCTTACCACTCACAGCCATCAATGATAGAGGATTCAAAGCATTCCAGTTCAACCCACTCAGCAGTTTTAGGCCCAGTTTTCTGGACATCGAGATCATTGACGTTTACCAGGAGGTCACTTGGTATGCCCCCAAACTCAAGAATGGTCAGATGCTGTGTGTTCCGGCAGGCGCTGGAGACAAACCCGAGTGTGTGTATTTTGTCAAAGACATCAGCAGGAACTGCGAAATATTAGACTACAACAAGGCCTGGTAATGACTCATTCGGTTGCATTATATTCTTATGGACAATGTGGTTTAGATATGAATCATGTGGATAAAAACGTAATCAAAACTTATTCTATAGCTGAAATAGATTCTTTTATTGCAGACCCCATTGAAATTAAAATAGTTGCAATAGAAATAAATTACAACGATCCAGAGTTAACTGATATTGAATTGGAACAACTAAAAAATTGTGATCTAGTTATGGTCAAGTCAATTGAATTGAACGCAGAAATAATCAAATTGATCATGAAGCATGACAAAAGTAATTTTATTTTTATTGTTAACGGCCTACTAAACAACTGGCCAGCCAATGCCAAAGTCGAATGTGAACCTCACTGGATTACAACAACAGCCAATATATACCAACGCAGTCTTGAAAATTTAGCAAATGCAAATCTTTTTCCGTTTAAAGAAAAACTCTGGATGTTTGATGTGCTGTATGGCCTGGCCAGGCAACACCGTATTTTTGGCAAAGCCATATTACAAGACTATAAAAATAATAAATGGTTTTATGAATCGCCTTTTTTTACCAAGGATTTAACTGGTGCATTCAATAATTTGAATTTTGATATTCCGGATCTTTGGGAAGACGGTATCGAAATAGACCAGGACGAGGCATATAAATGTAAATATCACGGTCACAACAATTTGATGATATCTCAAATCGTACCTTTTAAAATTTATAATAAAACAGCCTATAGTTTAGTTTTTGAAACTCAATTTGACAACGGTTTCAGTCTTTTCACTGAAAAGATTGCCAAGCCCATGTTAGCATATCGGCTATTTATAGTAGTTAGTGGACAATATTATTTGCAAAATCTTAGAAAATTAGGATTTAAAACATTTGATGGCATCATTGATGAAAGTTACGATCTAGAGCCCAATAATCAGAGTCGCTGGAGCATGGCACTTGAACAGGCAGTGATTCTTTGTCAACGTCCGCAACAAGAAGTTTTATCGCAAATAGCACCAATTGTTTTTCATAATTATCAAGTATTAAAAAATTTAAATTCAAATAAAGTAAACGACTGCGTGCAAACCTTTCTAATTCAACAAGGACTGAATAGAAAAAAATGAGTGATAAACTAAGCATAGCCAATGAAATGACCCAGTTCGATAGAAAGAATCGCGAGTTCTACAACGAACTCGCCGATGAAGAACGCAAAAAGTTCAGCAACTTCCTTATGATCCGCTATGGATCAAGTGTACAAGGCAGCAAAGACCTGCAAGAGTTTTATCTCATAGCAACCAATATGCGACTCAACAAACATTTTTTTACTATCAATCGACATCCAAAACTACAATGGTTGTGTGCCACTACAGTCAGCCCTGGTATGGGTACACAACGTCACGCCTGGATCGCTCCCAAGAAAAAAGAACCCGGAGCAGGCAGCGTTAAAAAACAACTGTCTGAATTGTTTCCGCATCTCAAAGACGACGAGCTAGAAGTCCTGGCCGAAATCAATACCAAAAAAGACATAGATGCCTATGTCAAAGCTCTGGGCCGTGAAAAGTAATGTACGAATGTAGGTACTGCAAACGAAGTTTTGTCAAAGAAACCAGCCTGTCCGTACACATGTGCGAACCCAAACGGCGATTTCAAGAACAAGACGAGCGTGGAGTACAACTGGGTCTGCAGGCCTACTTGAAGTTCTATGAAATGTCACAGGGCAGTGCCCGACTAAAAACCTTTGAAGATTTTGCGGTCAGTCCTTACTACCGTGCCTTTGTGAAATTTGGTAGATACTGCGTGGATACCCGGGCTGTCAATCCGGCTAGATTCATGGAATGGTTGCTCAAGCACAACAAGAAGATTGATCACTGGGGCCGTGACACCATGTACACCGAATATCTCACAGAATATCTGCGAGTAGAAAATGTCAACGATGCCTTGGCCCGAGCCATGGAGTTTGCTATAGATTGGTCGGAACAAACTGGCAATCCTGCCGAGGACTGCCTGCGTTACGGCAACACCAATGCCATGGTCTATGCTGTCACAACAGGTAGAATCAGTGCCTGGATAGTGTATAATTGTGCAAGTGGACAACAGTTTTTGAGCGAACTTGATGCCACACAAATTAGTATGATATGGCCATATATTGACAGTGAAGTGTGGATGAAAAGGTTTGGAGACTATGTGGCCGATCAGGAATATGTGAAGGAAATGTTACAGAAAGCAGGTTGGTAATGAGTGCAGACATTGACATAGACTTGGCCGACAGGGACCAGTTGCTGAAATTGATCCGGGCTACTCCTGCACGTCAATTGCATCAAGGACAAGTGCGCCGACACAACAGCGGAGTATATGTCACAGATATTCCCCGAGATCCTGTGAATGCGTGTTCGGCCATAGACTATGAAACCGCGGAGCAGTTGGGATATTTCAAGATAGATCTATTGAACATGACAGTGTATCAGTTGATCCAAAGTCCCGAGCACTACAAACAAGTCTTGGCTCAGGATCCACCCTGGTCCAGATTGTGGACCGACACAGAGTGGGCCACTCAATTGGTACACATCGGTAACTACACAGAGTTGCTTAAATCAATGCGTCCTGACAGTATTCCCAGAATGGCAGCATTTATCAGTATCATCCGCCCAGGCAAGGCACACTTGCAAAACCAGCCCTGGGACCAAGTATTTGAATCTGTTTGGGACGGTGACAGCAGCCGAGGATTTGTGTTCAAGAAAAGCCATGCCCTGGGCTATAGCAAATTAGTTACTCTCCATATGAATCTAATCAACACGCCGGACCAGGGTAATTGATTTTCTCTTGCTTTTTTTACGGGCCATCTCACTGAGACTGCACACCGGGCCGTGCAAGATTTGTAGGTCCTTGTTGACAAAAGTACGCAAACACATACGGAACGGGTCCCATTCCGATTTTAAGAATATGTTTATGGGTATGCTACGATTTGATTCCCACCACCAAACATTGGCCAATTCTAAAAAACGCAGTTTACTTTTTAGATCTTGTATGTTTCCATAGTCGTAGATGGTGGTGATCGAGTCATCTTGATTTTGTATGATACCCACGTATTCTATGCTGGCATACACACACAGCGTTATAAATGGATATTTTTCTGTTAGTTGTTTGAATATGTCATTGGCCATCTGGGGTATTTATAACCAATTTCCATCATGGTTGCACAATCGCTAAATAGCATGTATGTATTCAACCACCGCTTATCTGTACCAGCAACGCACTCGAGTCCTGCTCCTGGACACCAGCGACGGTTCTACATTCACATATAGGTGGGATCCTGTGTACGCTAAAAAACTAACAATTAACAAAGGTGTTGACAATGTGATTTTGTTTGAATTTGTCAATCAAGATCAAAAGCCGGTCAACATCACCGGTAGCACATTTGTATTTCGTGCAATCAGCCAGGCCGGCGACAAGATTCTATTGGAAGCGCCCCTGGTCGCGCTGAGTGCTGCCACAGGTCGCGCCAAGGTCACCTTGACCTCCGACGAACTTTTGGCAGTTCAAGCACAACCAGCCAGCTACAGCATAGCCCGTACACAGTCAGGTGGGCTTACCGAAGCAGTATTTGTTGACGCACAAGCCGGTGCAAGGGCTCCAGTGGATATTGTCAATTCAGTATTGCCCCAATTTGTACCCAGCGCCGAGTTAACAATTCCCACAGTGGAAGTTAGTAACGAAATCAGCTACGACGGAGCTGGATACAGCAATTTTCCGGGCGGCAATCCTTACTGGTCTGGCAATCCAACTGGTGCAGGTGGCGGCTTTCCGGGTTTATGGAACACAGAATATTTCAGTAGTTTTATTGAACCACGCGGTCCGGTAACCACCATACAGATGGACCTGATTGGTTATACCGGAACTATCAAGGCA